GTGTAGGTAAATTTTTGTCTCCCTACATTAAATGATGAAGATTTAGCAAAACCAACTGTAGAGTCTACACTTACAACACTTGAACCTGCTGCAACATAAGCAGTTATATGAGTTCTAGTGATAGGTTTGAAAGAACCTATGATTGTATCTGAAGATAGTCTTATTTTATAGTAAGTCTTACCATCAAGAAAAATATTCTCCACTTCATACACTGATGCACTCGCATCTCCTTGAATTATACCTTCATTAACAATTGATTCAGGATCGCCTGATACCTTTTCGCAAATTAGCACATCATTGACAGAATACTCTGCATCTGATGGTTTGAAGAGAAACTCTTGAGGTTTGACTAATTCAACCTTCTCTTTATACAGAGTTCCAAATAAAATTTTATACGCTTCTTCTGTGCCTTTAGTGGTATAGAAGTCTTTTGACTGTCTTAGAAAATTTGATATATCTAAGTCTCCTGTAAAGGATCGATCTTCAAACCCCGGAGATATTTGTGTCTTTACTTTCTTATAAAACTTCTGTAAGAAGATATTACTTAGATTCTTGACTTGTGCGTTCTCTGCATGAGTACTAATACCGGTTTCAGAAAATGTGAGGTACTCTGGAGAGTTTGTTTTCTCGCTATTTTCAATACCACTAAATCCTCTAACGCATCCTGTAAATGAAGTAGAACCTATACCAGTATAAGTGATTATCTCATCATCGATTTTAAGTAAACCATACTTACTAGGCCACCCTATTGTAGAGTCAACATATATTGTTTTGTCAAACTTTTTTATGAACTGAGAGGTTGAAGTAAATCCAGTAAGATTGTCTTTATTGAGAAAATCAACACTTCTATAGTCATTGAGATTCTCAGCGATATCAACTGGACCACCTTGAAACTCTTGTGATATGTAATATTGCTTTAGAAATGTACCAAGTAAAGGATTGTCAGAATCTATTGCTTCAGGTATCTGACTCTCAATTACTTCGTGTATTTTGACTCTAGATAATGAGGTTTCTATCATTAGTATCCGCTACTATAATTATTTGGCGATGAACTTGTTGATGACGAAGATGATGATGTCGTGGTAGAAGAAGTATTCACAGGAGATACGAAATTAAGATTATCACGAATCTGTACACTATTTACTGAGTGAGAAGAACCGGTCATTTTAGTGCCATCTGGCATAGTATGAAACTCACCATAATAAGCTTGACCATTGACATATCCAACTAAAGTACTTCCCGTTGAACTTGTTACTATGGAACCTCTTACCTTACTTCCATTACTGTAACTAGATTGCACGTCAAATCTTGTTCCAGACACATTCGCACCCGAAGCAATCAAGTCTTGTCTCATAGTGAAGTTACTATTTTCTACACTCAGTTGTAAGTATAATTCTTTTCTACCTAGAACATCATTTGATAGTGGAATCGCTTGTATTTCAATAATTCCCTCTGGTTGTACAGTTGATGTGATATTTACTGTATTAATTAAGATTTCTCCTTTCTTATAATTTACAGTTCCAAAGTTTGATGACACTATATCAACTTCAACGTCATCCGTAATTCTAAACAAGAAGAGATTACCAATATCTGAACCCTCGATTGTTTTATCAGCAAGATATACTGTGCCTGTAATTCCTGATACTGTAAATCCAGTGCTCTTGATATTATAAGAGTCTAACTCTTTATAAAATTCATTGTCATAACATAATTCATATTGTGAAAAAGTATTTGGTAGAGTTTTTAAGTTTCTTCTAATCTTGATGTTAGTAATATTTGATGTGATGGAGGAATCTGTATTATCGATTACCGAAATCATCTTAGAGTATTTGAATCTACCGCCAAATTTGTTTAATTCACTTGATCCACCATACTGTATGACTGAATTTACAATGCTTGCTCGCAAAGTATCAGCGTTTCCAATAAAATTAGTATTGTAATAGATGTAACTATCTAATTCAACGTACAAAAACTTTAAGTCTACGAAAGATGGCACAATACCTGCTATGGAATAGTTTTTTAGTGATTTGAGTAAACTTTTCTTAGTCGAATCTGCAAGGAAATTACCGTTTCTTGGTTTTGCAGCAATAAAGACACGACCATATTGAGGTGGATTCAAATCTTCACCGCCAAAAGCACTAACTGATTGAATGTTTGGGTATATTGATGGGAGTAATGCTTCATAATCAGTAGCAGTCACCGCACGATTCTGTGCAGCAAATCTTCTAGGTGCGTAGTTTCTAATACTTTCCACTGATTCTATATCATCACCATTCTCAGATGGTATCATAGTAATTAATCTAGTAGTGGCAGTGGTAATATCACCACCATTTTCGTCTTTTATAGTTCCTGCATAATTAAAATTAGTTGCTCCATTACCATCTTTACCATCAGTTTTTATATAAGATGCGGTGACTACATTACCAGACTCTAATTTCTTACCAAAAATACCATCTCCAAATAATAACTCATATTTTTCATCAGACGTCTCCTGAATGAGGAACATATTAGTTACCGAAGTTATTCCTACTATACTATCAAGCAACTTGTATTCAGTTCGTGTATTGCTTGAAGAACTCTCTTTGACGAACACTCGTAAAGTAGATGTGTCAATACTATCATTAGGTAATACATATTTTTGATTTGGTTGTGATGTATCAATTGTCCACTCTTTCTCTAGATATTGACCCTGATAGATTGTAACCATACCCTGTGATTGTCCTAAGAAAGAAGGAGCCTGCACTCTTTCTGGAAGTGAGTATATAAAATTAGTTTGATTTATACCTGAATTAGCAAATACTCCGGGTTGTAATGTTATAGATGTGTTATCTGTTGATATACCTGTTGTTACAAATTGCACAAGTGCTGTCGCTGCACGTTTAGATCTAGGGACATAACCAATATTTCTTGCTAATGATACTACATTTTCTCTAAGTGTCGCCGAATCAATAAATGACTCATTGGCAACCATATTTGTGTTATATGCTGTAATATAAGAATTATATGCTAGTGTATTAATAAGTACAGACAGATTAGATCCCTCAAAGTCAAAATCTGAGAAATTAGAGTTTTGCCTCAGATAATCTTTGATTGAAGTTTTTATATCTTCAAAATTTAGATTTGTGAATTGATTGAGAGCCATTATAGTCTAGTCGGTTCTAGTATAAAATTGATGGTTTGAATTGGTAAAGATAACCCAACGATATTGTATGATATTTCAATATCTAATGCATTATCTTCAGGTCTAGAATTCACATTTACATTTTTAAGATTAACTCTAGGTTCAAAGTTTGTTATAACAGTTTCAATTTCGGTAGAAATAGGATCAACTAAATCATCATTCGCTAATTCAAATAATGATCCTGTAATCCTTGTACCTATATCATTTCTAAAAAATACTTCACCAATTTTTGTTCTAACAAGATTCTGTACAGCACGTTTGATCGCATCCTCATTCTTTAGAGGAAGCAAATCATTTGTAACAGGGTGACGTTTGAAGGATAATGAAATGTCCCTAAAACCTCTTGATATTTTATTGAGAGGCACTTTTATACAATACTCGTGTATTTAGTGCTATTTAGACAGTTGCTACGAGTTATCTTTCGTCTGATCGATGTTGCTCAGTAAAGTGGTGATAATATTGATCATCTATGTCTGCCATGACTTCTCTGTCCTTCTGAGTCTTCCAGAAATACTCCTCTTGATCACCAAGTCCTAGATTATCATATCCATGCTCAACCTGATAGTACTCTGTAGAGACCTTGAAGTCGGGTGTTTTAGGTTCTGGGGGTGTTAGACTGTTGTCATAGATTCTCATCCTGTTATTGGGATACAGAGCGAACTGACCGTTATTCAATGCAATCAGGTTGTGACTTTTATGTTCTGCAGGAGTCTCAGCAGTAGAACAGTCAATGCTATCTGCAGAGTCGTGGTAGTTGTCCAGTGTGCAAATGTATTCTCCTCTAATGCTTCCGTGATCACGGGTATTAATTTCGTAATCTGCACTTCCGATGATTGATTTTGTAATTGCTGTGACTCCATAGTCCATACAGTTCCAGAATTGTAAATTTGGCAGATTCATATCAGGATCCGGTGTCTTAGGAGAAGAGACAAAAGCAGAGATCGGCAGTTTATCAAATAATGCAGCATACTCATATAAATATGTTTCAAAGTAAAAGGCACGACCGGGCATAGACTTTGCAGATACCCACACTCCTTTTACAAACTCACCATGTCCATCTTTATGGTCTCTTAGATACTCCTTCCTTACCCACACATGTATTGCAGGTAAATTACAGATCAGTGTTGACATAATAAACTATCACTATTAGTAATTATAACAAAAAAATGTTTGACAATATTAAGATCGGTGACGAGTTTGCTAAGTTTTTGACGAAGGTAGAGAGAAGATGTATAACTGATAGTCAGTGGGAGTTTCCATATAAGATAGTTGAAGATCCGATATGGGAGTGTAGTTTTACCTTACTCGAAATGATACAATCTCGTGGGATTATACATGATCTCCCACCAACTAGTGTTGTTCGTAGTGCTCAATGGGCAGAAACAAAACGAGAGAAATTCGATTTAGAACAAATAAAGAATTTACTTACATCTAAGTTTCCTGCGTGTATAGACAATCCTGTAATTGGTTATTACCCGCCGATGGGATATGTTGGTTGGCATACAAACTGTAATGCACCGGGATGGATTATATTATTCAACTGGTCTGAAGAGGGAAAAGGATATTTCAAATATTATCATAAAAATAAGTTGGTAACTCTAGAGGATAAACCCGGATGGAATGCGAGAGTGGGTAGATTTCCTGCAGAACCAGAGAACGTATTATGGCACTGTGCTAAAACTGAATGTCGTAGATTTTCTTTCTCTTATCGTTTTGACAACCCACTCGAATGGCAGAAGGCAGTAGACTGTCTTGTGACATAAAAAAAGAGGACATTAGTCCTCTCTGTCTAAACCAAGGTATTTGACTTCGATATCGTCAGGGTGTGGAGTTCCGTCACGATAAAATTGTTCTGCAAGTTCTTGAGTTACATCAAGCATCTCTTCTTCATCAATGTCAGAACGGATTTTCTCACCCTGCAAGTATATATCGTATCTTTCCAT